GACAGCGTGGGAAAGGGTGGAGCAGGTTATGCGTGACGAAACGAACCTTCACTTTGAATCCACGGGGATGACTGTCGATGACATCGACAAGGCCATGCGTATCGCATCGGTGGAACTATGGGATGGGCAACGACCAGACGTAATCGTCTACGACTACCTAGAACTGATCCGGGGTGGGGGCGCTGGCGATGCGGCCAGCGTCCAAGCCAAGATCGAATCGTTCAAGCAGTTGGTATCCGACTGGCGTGTCGTAGGCGTCATACTCCACCAGTCTGGGCGCGGCTCAGGGAACCGTGGCCGTGCCGGTGGCATAGAGGCAGGGCGGTACGCATCCACCAGTGAGAGCCATTTCCTCATTGAGACATGGCGCAGGTGGGATGACACGAACCTTGAGGAAGATACCCGCAGGCACTATGAGGATGAAATCAGTGTCGGGTTGTGGAAGAATAAATCAGGTGATGGCGAGAAAGCGGAAGTCAACCTCACAATCCACACAAGCGGGAGGCTCTTAGAGCCGGGAATCGTATGGGAACAGTTGAGTTTAGATGAGTGACTTACCTGCATCCCAGTTTCGTACCCTATTCTCAGGCTTCTCGTATGCCTACGGGACAGACGCAGGCGGCTGCCGGTGGGCAGAAGTAGACGATGACCTGCTAGAACGTCACCTCACAGGCGAAGAGATGATCGGGATTTACCCGATGGTCTACGACCCCAACCATGAGGGCGGAGGCCCAGACACATGGCGTGAGGACATTGATAATAACCGTTATTACGTAGACATGAACCCTGACCTGTGGATGTGCCGATGGGGGTCCATCGACATAGACGAAGGCGACGAGTCCCTAGTCATCGCTCGCAATGTGTCAATGGTGTTACGAGCAATGGACATCAAATCGTGGGTGGAACTCTCACGCAGTAAGGGCTGCCACCTGTGGATATTCAACCGGGAATGGGTGCGGGCATCAGTGATGCGACGTGCCATGAAGGCGGCGTTGGATCTGGCGGGAGCCAAGTACGACGCCGTGTACCCCAAGCAGGATTCTCTGAAGGGGCCACCCGGCAACTACATGCGCTTACCGTATGGTGGGAAACGCCCAGCCGGGAGTGGGCTACGGGACCGGCAGGTTGTATTAGATACAGACGACGAGGGCTTAGACCTGTTCGACTTCATCATCTTGGCTGAACAAGACAGGACGCCTACAGCCGTGCTGGAACGTGCCGCAGCCCTGTATGAACCACCTAAGCCGGTGATCCCAGACCTGCCGCCGAAGAGGGACTACAGCAAGGAACCTCTCATGCAGGTAGACGGTTCTCGTCTGCGTGGTCTGGCATCAGAGATGTTCAACAACGGTCCAGTTCCCTACTACCGTGGACACGGGGCCGGGAAGGGACGGCACGGTTTCCTGAATAGGTTCGCGCGTTCGATGTTTGAGTCGGGCTACACTCGCACCGATGTCATCTCGTGGACTAAAGACTTAGATTCGCGCTTAGGACAATGGTGGGATGATGGCCCAAAGTTCGCAGGCAGACACGACTGCGAAAGACAAATCGACAGGCTCGTCGCAGACGCCCAACAGCGGGCAACAGTCTCCCGATGAGTTCTCATTCGTTGTCCCCGGCAGGCCACAGCCCAAGGGTCGTCCCCGAATGTCGCGCAAAGGTCGCGTTTACACTCCGAAGGAAACCGTCGAAGCGGAGAAAGCATACGCTCAAGCGGTTGGCGATGACCCGCCCGTCTTTCACGGGCCGGTCACGGTGGAGATGACGTTTTGCGAGGAAGCAACATACGTCACTGTCCGCTCCTTGACGCAATGGCAGACACCGCTACGTGGGGATTTGGACAACTACATCAAACTGTGCCTAGATGGGTGCCAGCGTGCGGGCGTTATCCCCAACGACAGGCTTGTGGTTCAACTGAAAGCGAGCAAAGAATGATCCTCGTGGAACTACACCCGTGGGAGTACGAATGGGCGCTCCATGTAGGCGCTCGCAGGTACATAGAAAACTGGGGTAAAGCGGACGCCCCGTACTACGACAAGAAACGCATGGAGGACGACCGCACCGCGCAAGCAGCGGCTTGCGTCGGGGAACTAGCGGTCGCCAAACTCACCAACCAGTTCTGGTCTGGTCATGTATGGCCCAAGAACAAGCACGAAGAGTTCAAAGGCATGGCCGATGTCGGCCACAACATTGAGGTCAGGCGCGTGCGCACAAGCAGCAGCGCTGCGGTGCGCCGCAAACAACTAGGCAAAGGTTTGATTCTCTTCGTGGTCAGGCCGGTAGCCCCAGAGTTCCGGGCCGTAGAAATCTTAGGATGGATCGACCACGACGAAGCGTGGGAGAAAGGCGAACCATCCGGTTACGACGCCGAAGGAACCAGAGTCATCGCAGAGGATTTCCTCAACCCACCCATGACGTATGCTGGGGAGGATGGCGAAGAAGGAGTTCCCGTATGATCCCCTTTCTTTTGGGGGGAAATCTAAGGAAATCTCCGAACACTCCAACACCCCCGACACGCTGCTTCAAGCATTACAGCAGGCCAGCCCACACAGTGAGCCGCGTGTTTCTAAACAGGAACGTGCTGACCTACAGGCCGTGGTCCTTGACGCAATCGAAACCCTTGAGCCGTGGGAGCATTGGCTTCTAAACGCTCTTCTCTTTGAGCGCATGAGTCTGCGCGAAGTAGAGCATGTGCTAGGAATACCCAAGACCACCGTCGCCCGTAAGCGCGACCGCATTTTGAATAAACTCAAACACGAACTATCCGTTCATCCGCTAGTAAGGGAGTACCTGCAAGATGATCGACCCAGAGATTAGACCCCTGTCGTGGGAGGCTGCTGCCTCCCTGTGCGCTGGTCAGATAGACAGCACCCATGCCGACTTCAGCGCTGCGCACCCTGCGTTTCAAGCAAAAAGGGACCACGCAGAGTGGTTGGCTTTATTGCGTGAAGAGTTTGATTACCTTGAAGGCGAATGGTACGGACGTAAGCGTTTGAATTGTGGGGATGGCGAGGCCGAATACTATCGGTCACTCGCTCAAACCACCCTGTCTACAGCGATGCAATGCACAGGGATAGAGGCGCTTACAGCCGAAGGGATTCTTCCCATGCTGGCAGGCAAGCAGGCCGACTACGGGTACGAGAACATCAACCGGTTCGGGCAAGACGGCATCATCGTGCGAATGCACGACAAGATCGCCCGCTTAGAGAACCTTGCGGCAAAGGGTGCCGACCCCACGAACGAACCCGTCATGGATTCGTTCATGGATTTGGTCGGCTACTGCATCATCGGGATGATGGTCAACTATGGGATCTGGAATCTGCCGATGCGCAACCCAGATTCAGTCATCACCTAAGTCGCGCATAGCGTCCACGGAACTCATTATTAGTCCGCTAATAGTGGAGAATACGTGGTTATGAAGAGGACTATTTTCAAAGTCATTCATAATACTTTCCGCTGCGAACGCCATCGCATGTTCATAAGGCAACACCACCAGCACACCTAATGTGTCGTCGTGCCACTTCGCATGGTTGAGGTCTGCTACGTCTAGCAGGTGTGACGTTCCCTTTATTTCTTCATAGATTTCAGTCGCCATGTAGCCGTACTCGTTCGCCCACTTGTCGAACTCGGCATTCACAGCGTTGTCGTCCATTACGAAATCTTGTCCTTTGCGTAACTCTTGATGACTGACAGGGCCGCAGCCACGCCACCGATAAGGGCAACCTTTAGGGTGCCGTAGTCTCCCATTACGAATAGGGCTAAGAATGCTTGAGCGAATGTCCATCCGGCTCGTTCGATAAGATTTTTCATGCTGTCCACAACACCTTCCATGTGTGTTCGTCAATGTTCCCATTGACTTTTATAGCGTAGTTTGATTGGAACTTCTCACAGGCAGCAATCGACTTGCTGCCGTAGATGCCGTCCACCTTCAGACCGGCTCCTGTCCGGTCGTTCAGCCGTCCCTGTGCAAGTGCTACCCACTTGCCTTTGGAACGTCGTCTAATAGGAAGGGCTTCCTGTCCCCCCTCAATGATGTAGCGAATGATCC